AATGGTAAGAAAAGATGGTAAATGGTGTCATATCGATAAAAAAGGTAAGGCTATTTATTCTGAAAGATATGATTATGTTAATAATTTTTATAACGGAATTGCAAGGGTAGAAAAAGATGGTAAATTATGGTATATCAATATGAAAGGTAAAAGATTATATTAATTTTAAAATAGCAAAATATTATAAAGAAGTAATAAAATGGGTATTAAATTTAATAAATGTCATATGGCATTATTTGGTAATAAACAATGCCTAAAAGTTTTAGAAATATTTAAAAAATTAAAAAAAGAATAATATGCCACAAAAACTAAAATTTAAAAAAGAAATAGATTTAGATTTTGATACTAATGAAAACATTAAAAATCTATTAGAAAAAGATGATTTAGATATTGTTTTCAGAGTTACAGAAGTAGAGCAAAAAAATGATACTATAATTATTAAAGAAGCTATTATAAAAAATGTTTCAATAATTAAAAATAGTCATAAAACTTAATTATTATAACTATAGCTTGATAAAAGTCGAGAGCTAGTTATTGTCACTTGTTATATAGATTAAATTAATTAATAGTAAACATATGAAAAAAGACATAGGCGAAAAATTAGAAGATGCTTTTAAGGAAAGAAGAATAAGAGCTAAAAAAAGTTCTTACTTAAAAAAAAGGGTAGATATTAGGTGTAAATGCAAAAGACAAAAGTCAAAAGACAAGGATAGAACCAAATTTGGTAAATTTATGGAAATTACAGATGAACTAGATGGGTGTTCTAAAAGTTATAATAGTAAATATAAAAAAGAATTTAATAAATTTAAAAAGGCAATAAAATATTTAACAGATAATTGGCAATCATTATGGTGGTAATTTAAAAATATGGATAAATGTTATAAATGTGGTAAAGTAATAGAGTATAAAGAGATATATTGTGATAAATGTAAAAAAGAAAAATGTTTTAAATGTGGATGTATTTTAAATGGTAAATTTTTTAAAAAATCAAAAGACAATCCAGTTTATTGTGAGGATTGTTATAAATTAATAATGAAAATATATGACAAATAAAATTATTTTAATTATTTTAATCTGTCTAGCTGGATTATTATTTATTACAACTAAACAAGTTAAATCACAAACTATATATCATAATGAGTTGAAAATAAAATTAGAGAAACTAAGATATAATTTAATAAAAAATGATAACCTAAGAGATTCTGAAAAGTTGAGTATATTAAATAATGTTATTTTAATTATAGAAAAAGAAGAAATTAAAATAACAGGTAATAAAACAATGAATGAAAGAATGACTGAAATAATAGCAGAGGTTGCAAGACAAGAAAAATTTAAGGATAAAAATTTACTTATCAAAATAGCTAAAGCAGAAAGTGGTTTTAATCCTGACATTAGAGGTAAAATAGATAGCAGAGATATAGGGTTATTTCAGATAAATTCATATTGGAATAATGATGTTGGAGAAGAATGTTCTTTTGATCCTTGGTGTAGTACAAGATGGGTAATAAATGAAATTAATATTGGTAATTTATGGAAATGGAATACCAGTAAACATAATTGGCAATAAATAATAAAAATATATGAAAAAATTAATTGAAACCTTTTTAACTTTAATAATTGGCTTTTTAGCTATTCTTTTCGTAGCAATAGTAATATTAGTCATTAATAAATATTTATTACCAGATAAAACAGTCGCACCTGTCATAATAGATGATAATATATTAATACTGATTCTTCGAGAAGTCAGATGAATATCGAGTAATTTTAAATATTGATGGAACAATTAAAGATTTAGAGTTTGCACTGTTATAGGTAATTGATATAGGTTTGTTATAGAAAAAAGAATCTCGATACCAACTTTTAAGCTAATATTAGTAATATAAATTATTCTAATTGATATAGTGTTGTTATAGATAAATTAATACTATTAGTTCGTCAATCTTAACCTATATACTCTAAATACACACAATACTAATAAACTAACCCTTTAATATCACCTTCTCTAATTCCTTGCTGAGAGACAAGGAATTTTTTAACATCTTGGTTTAAACTGGATATTTTCCCTAAGTTTACTATAATATAGTTATAAAGTTCGTGTATAGCTTTAAACTCCATTGACAAAAACACAAAATTGATATAAGATTAAAGTATAATAATTTACTAGGGGTGCTAGTTTGTTATAGCAGTTGAAGAAAGTAAATTTTTACCAGATAAGATTAATACTAAGTTTTGGGATGAATTTATGCTTAAACAATATATAACATGATTACATTTTTAATTAATGTAATAAAATTAAATAAGATATGAAAAATAATATAAATAAACAACTTTTAAAACAGATGATTAATGAAAAATATATCTCTGTACAAAAACATCCAACAGAAAATTTATTTATTTATAATTATACTCATAAAGCACAATTTGATAAAGTTTGGAATGAAGTTACTATAAATTGTAGGGGTTTAATTTTAGATAGTAATGATGAAGTAATAGAAAGACCATTTAAAAAGTTCTTTAATTTAAGTGAATTTACTGAAAAATTACCTAGTGATAAACCTAAAATATGGGACAAAGTGGATGGATCTTTAGGCATTTTGTATTGGGTAAAAGATATACCTTATATTGCAACTAGAGGTAGTTTTACTAGCGAACAGGCGATAGAGGCTACTAAAATGTTACACGATAAAGAAAAATATTGGAAATATCTTGATAAAAATAATACTTATTTGTTTGAGATAATCTTTCCAGAAAATAGAATAGTTGTTGATTATGACAATAAAAGGGAATTAGTACATTTAGCTACCATCGACAAAGAAACTTGTAAATCATTACCTATTAACAATAGTCCATTTGCAAAAGTAATGGAATATAGTAAACATTTATCTATTGATTATTTACCTCAAGAAGAAAATAAAGAGGGGTATGTACTTGAGTGGAATAATGGGCTTAGGTTAAAAGTTAAGAATGATGAATATGTAAGATTACATCGGTTATTAACCAATATAACAGCAAGGTCTATTTGGGATTTATTACAAAGTGGTAATGATATTGAAGAATTAATTGATAATGTACCAGATGAGTTTTATGATTTTGTTAGAAATACCAGAAAAGAATTTTTAGATAAATTTGAAACCATTAATTTATCTATTATTGCTTATTATGATAAAATAAAAACATTACCAACAAGAAAAGAACAAGCAGAAGCATTAAAAGACTTTAAATATAAATTTATGATTTTCAAGATGCTAGATAATAAAGATTATAAGCAATATATATGGAAAGAATTTTATCCACCACACATTTTACCATTTAAAAAACAAATATGAAAAAAATAACAATATTGTCTGGGCTTCCAGCTAGTGGGAAAAGTACATGGGCAAAAAATCTTGTAGATAAAAAACCTAATACTTATAAAAGAGTAAATAAGGATGATTTAAGGGCTATGTTAGATAATGGTAAATGGTCTAAGGATAATGAAAAATTTATTCTTAAAATTAGAGATAATATTATTTTAGAAGCATTAAAGCATGGTAAACATGTAATTGTTGATGATACTAATTTAGCACCGAAACATACAGAACATATAAAACAATTAGTAAAAGGATTAGCAGAAGTTGAAGAAAAGTTTTTTGAGATTTCAGTAGAAAGTGCCGTTAAACGTGACTTAAACAGAAATGTTAGTGTTGGTAGAGATGTTATTGAAAGAATGTATAATCAGTTTTTAAAACCTGCTTGTAATACTTATATTCCAAATACAGATAAACCACCAGCATTTATATTTGATATTGACGGTACATTAGCAAAAATGAATAATAGAGGTGCTTATGATTGGAACAAAGTCGGAGAAGATAGTTTAAACGTACAAGTAGAAAAAGTTTTACGTTCAGTATGGGGATCAGGGTATAAAATAATAATCTTTACAGGAAGAGATGGTTGTTGTGCAGATAAAACTAAAGATTGGCTTGATAAATATAAAATACATTACGATCATTTTGATATTAGACCAGAAGGTAATAATGAGAAAGATTCAATAATCAAAGAAAGAATGTTTAATAAAATCAAAGATGATTATTGTATTTTTGGAGTATTTGATGATCGTTCTCAAGTTGTTAAAATGTGGCGTGAACTTGGTCTAACATGTTTTCAAGTAGCAGAAGGTAACTTTTAATTTGACAACAAATAATTATAATTTTATGATAACAACAAGGGAATAATAAAGTGGTAATTCCCTTTACAGGGTATATTTCAGTTGGTAGAATACACGTCTTGGATACGTGTGGTCGTAAGTTCGAGTCTTATTGCCCTGATCTAATTTGACAACAAATAATATATAATAGTATAATAACAATAAGGGAAAACTACGAGCTTAATCAGCCTATCTGATTAAGCTTTTTTATTTTTAAAATATAAGTTATGAAAAATGTAGTAGTTAAACAAAGCATGATGCCGAATGGTATGTTTGCTGGTACGCCATGTATGATAGTAGATATTAGATTAAATAAAACAGAAGCTGGTATAACCATGAAAACTGAAGATATTAAAGAAATTTTAGTAAAAAATACACAGTTTCGTGATATTTTAATGATTGGTGATGTTATTAGTTTACATGAAATAATTGTTGGTATGCACAGTTTAGGTAAAAATATATATGTACAAACAGAACTTAATGATAAAATAGATTCTATTAGAATGTTAAAAAATGTAAGATTTAGACTTAATGTTACTATTGATAATATTAATAGTAGAAATGTTATTATATTAAAATCTTGTGATGAGATTGTTTTTGATATTAATTCATTAAATGATTATGAGGAAGCTAAAAAGTTATTATCATCAAAAAGTATAAAAAATCCTATGATAGTTTTTAGAATTACACAAAAAACTGATTATCTTTTTATATTAAGAGAATATTTTAAAGAATTAGGTACATTTGGATTTAGATCACGAGTTTTTGTTATATAATATTAAATAAATGAATGAAAATGATTTACCAACTTGTAGAGAAAAAATAGAAGAACGACAATTATATGCTGTCGGTCTTAAAAGTGCTGGATTTAGTTTAGAAAGTGTTTATCAAAAAGTATGTGAAAAAGCAGAAGAAAGTGGATGGAGAACACCAAAAAAATCTACTGTTGAAAAAGATATTGTTGAATATTATAAAAGAAATAGAGCATTAACTGCTGATGATTTTGAATATATGGAGGCTATGCGAGAATCACATATAGCTCAAATGGAAACTACTATTGAAAAAATGTCTTTACATATTGCAACAAGAATTGAAGAAGATAGTACAGGAGAAAATATAACTAAAAAAGAATGGAGTCCTTTTGAATACGCTGATGCTTTAGAGAAGTTACATAAAATGCAAATGAATTTAGCTGAATTACAAAATTGGAATAGAGGTAAAGATAAAAATACTAATATTAATTTTAATATTCAGCAAAATACTGTTAATGCTATTTTTGATTCAGCTTCAGGAGAATTAAAGAAAATGCAAGATTATACACCTCAAGTTTTAGATAATTTTATAAAACAAATTGATGTTGCAATAGATAAAGTAAAAGATCAAGAATATGAAGTTATTACTGAATTAACACCAGATGATGATGAAGCTAGTCGTAAGTTTTTAGAAATGAATAATGATGGATAAATATGAATAACCCTTTTGATAAATTACCACCAAAAATACTTGAAGCTACTAAAAAGCATTTATCTGTTATAAAAAATGAACAAGACATGCTTTATTATAAAGAATGGTTAGCAAATCCAGCAAAATGGAGAATACCACCTGTTAGTTTTGATACTTTTTTAAATAATCGTTTATATTTAGGTTTAGGGGATAGAATATATCCATTAATTAGACAAACTGGTAATGAAATAATTGATGGTAAATTTAAAGAAGGTGTAATTGTAGCGGGAATCGGATGTCACTCTAAAGGCACTAAAATAATAATGTTAAATGGTAGCATTAAAAATGTTGAAGATATAAATATTGGAGATAAATTATTAGGACACGATGGTTTAGAAAGAAATGTATTAAAACTATATCGTGGTAAGGATAAGATGTATAAAATAATACCAGTAAAGGGTGAGCCTTTTGTTGTTAATGAAAATCATATATTATCTTTAAGAAACATTAATAATGAAATAATAAATATATCAGTAATAGAATATTTAATAACAAACGATGAGTTTAAGCAAGAGTTTAAATTATGGCGTTCATTTAAAAAACAAATAACATTGGTTGATAGTTTTAGATTAGAACCAGTTGGTATTGATAATTATTATGGTTTTGGAATAGATAAAGACCATTTATACTTATTAGGAGATTATACAGTTACACATAATAGCGGTAAAACATTCCTCACAACAGCATTAGCTACTTATTTAACACATATACTACTTTGTAAACGTGATCCATATAGACAATATGGTTTAGCAAAAGATAAACCTATAACTATTATGAATATGGGTATAACTGCTACACAAGCGTTAGAAGTTGCATTTGCTGGTATTAAAGGATTTATTCAAGAAAGTCCTTGGTTTAAAAGATTTCATCCTAGTGTTATTCAAGGTAAAATAAGATTTAGAGATGAAAATTTGATATTAATTTCAGGTAACAGTAAATCAACAACACCTTTAGGATATAATGTATTTTGTGCAATTTTAGATGAAGCTGCTTTTTATTTAGATAATGATAATCAACAAGTTGCTAAAGATATTTATACATCATTACAAAGACGTGTTGTTTCTCGGTTCGGTAAAGATGGATTAGTATTAATGGTAAGTTCTCCAAAATATGAAGATGATTTCATGATGCAAAAAATTGAAGAAGCTAAACGTAATCCAAAAATAATATACTGGAAACAGATGCCTACATGGAAAAGTAAACCATTAAAAAATGCTGATTTAAATAATTGTTTTTATTTTAATCATGAAGAATCAAAAATAGTAGATGTTAATATAGCTAAAGATAAAAAAGATATAAATTTTGTTTTTAGTTCAAATTTTAGTGCAGAGTATAAAATATGGCAAATACCAGGTGAATATAGAAGTTCATTTGAACAAGATCCAGATAAAGCAAAACGAGATTATGCTGCTATGCCTAGTAGAACAGTTGAAGGATTTTTTAAACACAGAGAAGTTATTGAAAAAATATTTGATGAAAGACGAGATCCAGTTGTTAGTGATTTTGGAATAATTAGATATGAATTTGCTGAACCTCCATTAAGAACAGAATATTTTATACATATCGATTTAGCTTTAAATAGAACAGCTAAAAGTGATAAAGCTGGATTTGCGATGGCTCATTGTGCTGGTATGAGGAAAGATGAAAGAACAGGAGAAGATAAAAAATTAATAGTTGTTGATTTAGTTGAAAGTATAGGTGCTGGTGCTATAGGTGAGATTGATTTTGAAGAAATTAGGAATAAAATTTATACATTAAAAAGTATAGGTTATAATATACGCTTAATATCACTTGACGGATACCAGTCAGCCGAGTTTTTTCAAATATTAAATAAAAAAGGATTCAGAACAGAATATTTATCAGTAGATAGAACAGTTGAACCTTATAATATGTTAAAAGCGGTTATTTATGAAGATAGATTAAGAGTACATAAACAACCTTTACTAGCTAGGGAATTATTAGGATTAGAAATAACTAAAACCAGTAAAGTTGATCATAATCCTACAGGATCGAAGGATCTTGCAGATAGCGTTACTGGGGCAGTTTTTAATGTTATCAAATACGGTAATAGTGGTATTGGCATGAAAGCAATACATTATTATAATAATATAGAAGCGTTACCAAGTGATCCTGCATTAATGACTAAAGAACAAAAAGAAACTTATTATATTAAGTTACAACAATTAATTGACGATGGTATGATAGGATATTAATTATATGAATAAAATAAATATAATATATAATGGTGATTGTTTAGAGGTAATGAAAGAAATTGATGATAAAAGTATAGACATGATATTATGTGATTTACCTTATCAAATAACTGCTTGTGAATGGGATATAATTATTCCGTTTGATAAATTATGGAAAGAATATAATAGAATTATAAAAGATAATAGTGCTATTGTATTAACAGGTTCACAACCTTTCACAAGTATGTTGATTATGAGTAATTTAAAAATGTTTAAACATTCTTGGATATGGGAAAAACAAAAAGGAGCAAATTTTTTATTGGCTAAATATCAACCGATAAAATATCATGAAGATATTTTAATTTTTGGTGGAAGTGAAAAAAAAGTTAATTTTAACCCTCAAAAATATAAAGTTTTAGAATTTAATGAAATTAAAGATATGGATAAAAAACGATTAAAATCTGTATTTGACAATAAAGAATATGATAGATATGCCAAAATAGATAGAAGAAAAAATGTTAAAGATGTAATAAATCCAAAGGATTCACATTATGGAAAAATGAATGTTAAAATCAGAAATACTGATGATGGAACAAGATTCCCAAAATCTATTTTAAAAATTAATAAAAAAATTAATTCAAATTTACATCCTACTCAAAAACCAATAGCACTGGGACAGTATTTAATAAAAACATATACTGATAAAAATGATTTAGTATTAGATAATACTTGTGGTAGTGGTAGTTTTTTAGTAAGTGCAGTATTAGAAAAAAGAAATTTTATAGGTATAGAAAAAGATGAAAAATATTATGAGATAGCGAAACAAAGAGTAAAGCAAGCACAAATAGATATTAGAAGTAAATTAATTTAAATAAATGAAAATTCATAAATATAAAAACATAGATGAAGCTAATATAGCAATCGCTAAATTTGAAGAAAGTGGTTTTAATGTTACAATAAAAAATATAGACAATAATGGAATTGTTTATGTAATTATTAATGGACAAAAAGAATTTAAAAAATAAATTTATGGATAAAAAGAAAACTACTCTTATAAATAAAAAGAAAACTACTCTTAAAAAGAAAAATATTATTAGTAAAAAAGCTAATCAAGATTTAGCTGTTAAAGTAACACCTTTATCAATGCTTGGATTTAATAATAATATTGGTAGTTTTAAAAATGGTATAAATAAACCGACAAGAGTTTCATTCAGTCAATTAAGATTAATAGGTAAACATGATGCTGTTATTAGAATTTGTGTAAACTCTATTAAAAAAGAAGTAAGTCAAAGTAATTGGGCAATTATACCGAAACCTGGTAAAAAAGTTTCAAAAAAAATTATAGATGAAATTACTGATAGATTTTTATATGTAAATACACAAGGTGAAAATTTTAGAATGTTATTAGATAGAATTATTGAAGATCTTTTAGTTCTCGATGCAGGTGTTTGTGAAATAGTTAGAAATGCGAAAGGTGATATTACTGATTTAAATAGTGTTGATGCAGCCACTATAAAACCAGTACTTAATAAATACGGTGAGTTTGATTCTAATCGTGCTTATATTCAAGAAATAGACGGAAAAATTACAGCAGAGTTTAAATCAGAAGATATTATTTATATTATGGCTAATCCTCAAAGTGATATAAGATATTACGGATTTGGTCTCTCAAATATAGAAAGTATATTATTAGTTGTACAATCATCTTTGAATGCTGATATGTATAATTCTTCAGCTTTTTCTGATGATAATGTACCACCTGGTATTTTAGATTTAGGTGATATTTCACAAGAAGAAGCTGAACGATTCCAAATGTTATGGGATGCAACTGTTATTAGTAATACTCGTAAATTAAAAATGGTTTGGGGTAGTGGTAATGGTAAAAAATATATACCATTTCAATCAAATAATAAAGATATGCAATTTATTGAATATATTGATTGGTTATCACGATTAAAATTAGCTGTTTATGGTTTAACTCCATTAGATGCAAATATCACACAGGATATTAATAAATCAGTAGCAGCAGCTCAACGAAGTATTTCACAATCTCGTGGTGTTAGAAATATTAAAAAATTACTTGAAGAATATTTTTACAGGAATCTATTAATGTCAATGGGTGGTAAAGATTTAGAGTTCAGATTTGAGATAAATTCAACAATGGAAGAAAAGAAAACACAAGCTGATATAGATAAAATATATTTAGAGACTGGTGTTGTTTCTCCTCTTGAAGTAGCTAAACGTGAAGGATTTGATACTGATAATATAAAAGCTGATGATTACATAGAACCAACTGTAACTGAACCACAAGACCCAGTAAAAAGAAAAGGTAAATATTTTAAACCATTATATTAATATATGAATAAAATAATACACGGTAATTGTTTAGATAAATTAAAAGAATTAGAAGATAATAGTATTGATACATTAATAACAGAACCTCCCTACGGATTATCCTTTATGGGTAAGAAA